ATGGCCGGCGAGGCTCGTGCCCTGGTTAAGTCGGGCACAGATCCGAGGATCTCTCAGCTCCAGGAGCGAGCGGATCGGATCCGGACGATCGCGGCAACATCCTCGAGAGTGCCGGCGCGATTCAGGCTTGAAAATGTAATTCAGCAATTTCGGGAATATTGGCCGTCGACGGGCAAGGCCGAATCGACTCTCGAACAATATTGCTCCGCTCTCGATCGGTTTATCCAGGACGCCGGCGGCGGGATCGATATCAGGACGATAACGGCGAAGTCCTGGGAGCGGACAATCCTGCGGATCGCGAATATCGATCGCAAGAAAGGCGCCGCGGCAAATTTGCATAAGGCAGGGCGTCGCCTTTTGAGCTTTGCGGCTCGAGAGGGGATTATTGATCATAATCCATTGGCCGGGATGGAGGACGTTTTAAAGGCCGTGAGGCTGGATCCGGACGATCGCTTTTTCGAGTCGAAAGAGATCCACAAATTTCTAAACGAGCTCAAGGATCAGCCTGTCGAGAAGTGGGTTAAGCAGTATCTCGAGCTCATGTTCCGTGCTGGGGGCAGGGTCGAGGAGTGGGCGCGGATCCGGATCTCCTGGATCCGGTTCGACAATATGCGGATAGAGCTGCCGGCCGCGGCCATGAAAAACCGCCGAAAGGCCTGGATCCATTTAACTGAGGCCTCGATAGATATTCTTATTGAGCGTCTCCAGGATCTAAAGTCCGAGAGGGGGGAGCTCCTGGGCGAATGGTATTTGTTCGGAGATCCTCGAGATCCTGGGCGGCAGAATCCGAATGATCTGTCGAGCTATACCAGGAAGCTGCAGACCTGGATCCGGTTCTATCCGAAAATGATTCGGAAAACTATATCGACTCAGCTCCAGCGAAAAGGGTGTCCTCCTGCAGTCTTGCGAGCAATTCGTAATCAGGTAATAACTCACGGCGTTGAGAGTCATTACGACTTCGACGATCTGTTTCACTTGAAAAAAGAGTGGCTCGAGACCTGGGGGAAATTGCTCGAGGCTGTTAAAGCGGATCCGTCGACCCTGATCCCTGAAAAAGAAAGCCGGCTCAGTGGCCGGCATAAAAAGAAGGTTCGCGCATTGCTTGGTAATTGATAGCAATCGGACTGATCCAGGATCCTCGAGGAGGAGAGATACGATAGCATTCTCCTCCGGATCCGCCGGCGCCGGCGCCGGGATCTGCTATCGTTTATTGAGGTTGATTATTCCTATTAGGGAAGTGTAGTCCAGTGTCTCGAGCTCTTTCTCGAGGAGGGACTTAAATCCGTCTGCAATGTTCTCCTCGTCGAGCGGCTGGTTTACTCTCGAGAAAATGAGTCCGTCCGAATTGACTCCGCCTCCTCGGCGTATTTTTAGCCGGAGCGTGAATTGCATTTCCTCGAGATCCTCGTAGGGCTTGCAAGTAAAATAAATTCGATGGGGCAGGGCTCCGGCCTTGCTTTTTGCTTCGACCGATTCAATCGATGATCGTTTTGCTGCAAAGTCCTCCGAGGTCGACTCCGACTCGACTGAATCTTTAAATGAGATATTGCGGACAGTTGCGATCAGCTTCTTTGCCTCGATCTCCTCTCCGTCCTCGTCGATTGCGGTAATATTCTCGCGCCAATCCTCGAGCCAGTGTGCCGCGTCAAGCTGGCTTAATAGTCTGTCCTGGTTCTGCAGGAGCGCGGTATAGGCGACCGTTTTCTGTAGCTCGAGCTGGGCGAAGTGGTCTCCGTGCCCTGGCTTTTCAGTGGTCCCGATGTCGAGATAACACTCCGCGCAAACCTGATCAGAGTTAATAAAAACGAGTAGCCGGCTGTCGCCGCTATGGAGGGTCAGATACTCGCGGAACGATGAAACGAGAGGTGTCACAAAAGAGCCGCGGAATCGATTTCTAAATGCCTGATGTTTTTCCAGGGCATGTATTGAGAAATTATCCGGGATCACTGCGACCGGGTTTTCGGTTGATAATAGATCTGCGTTCAGATCTTTTAAATTCACAGCTTGGCTAATTGCCTCGATTGCTGATTTATCCATTGTTAAGAGTTCTCCTCTTGCTGTTGATCAAAGAGGGGGCCTTTTTCCGACTCGTCGCCGGTCGTGTGCAAAGAGCCTTCCGGAAAAAGAGTTAGTTTCCCCCCGCGGTTAACATAGAGCGGCGTTGATGTTTGGTCCTCCTCCTGGACTTTGCCGCGCTTGGTGGGCCTCTGATAGGCAAGCTTGTGAGTCATTGATACTTGACTCGAGTTGTCGATCTGTTTCATTTCCAGATTAATTGTCACCTTTCCTGCAGCTCCGTGAGCGAGCACATTCTCGGCGACTTCGCTCAGAGTGGCGGAGAGCTTCTCGATAAAGATCCCTCCGTCCAGGTCCTCGAGCAATTGGGCTACATCTGTTTTCATGGGTAAATCCTCCTAGTGTTTGAGGAGCTTAGCGGCTTCCTCGATTTGATTGTCGATCTGACTGTTGAGCGCGTCTCTTTCCTGGACATCCGAAATCAGTGTCCGAAATCGGTGCTCGAGTTGGGCGAGCTCCCGGCGGAGTTGGTTCCTCTCATTAACGAGATCGATATAGTTTTCGCCGGCGTGAATTAGTGCACTTGTGGCGGTTTTCTTGTCCGTGAAAATAATAAGCCGATCGATCATCTCTGATTGTTCGGCGTCCGCTCGGACGGTAAGTGTTTTTTTCTTGGCGACTTTGGCCGCGCTTTTTCGCGGATTCCTGGTTCCCATAATTTGCCCCTTGTTATGGTTTTGAGTTAGCCGGTCAGTGGCCGGCCGATATTTTTTTCGGATCGGATTTTGTTGATTTTTTGAGCGAGATCGTCGGGATCCGAATCGGTCCGGACCGATTGTCCGCCTCTCAGATGGACGTAACAGCCTGTAACGGTCCGGCCGCGAGTGATCGGGACAATTCCGTCGACTCCCTCTGGATCGATATAGCAGTCGGAGCTCATTAAGTCAGTGTTCGATACTTTGATTAATTTGCTCACGATAAAAAGGCCTCGATGCAGACATCCAGGTCGAGCGCCGAATCGTTGTCGCCGGCTTTGTTTTTATAGAGTAGCCAGTCCAGATACTCTCGATAATTTCGGTCCGACTCTTTCTTTTCGGCGGCTCGAATATCTCTTTCAAGATTTGAGAAAGCGAGCTCGCCCTCTTGCTCGAGGATCTCTTTCTTAAGATCTGGCTCGCTCAAAGCTTCTTCAAACTGGAATTTTTTCTCGTCTTTCAGGAAATAATTAAATTTCCCTCGAAAGCAAATCAGCGTCCGCATGGATTAATGTCTCTTTTTCTGGGTTGGATAATTGTCGTTTGAGCTGGCTGTTATTCTCAGGTCGCACGATCGGCATTCTGATTGCCCGACAGAGTGGCCGGCTTCGATGTCTGAGACGATGGCGTTTATCCTGGTTCTATTCAGGCAGGAAGGGCAAAACCGAATCAATCCCCGGACCTTTATCGCTGGTTTAAATGGGGCGGAAGGGGAGCTCAAGCGAGGCCCTCCTCTCGGAGCACTTCTCGCAACAGCTCCTTAAATTCCGCTCTCAGCTCGGAGGGGAGGTCCTCTCGTTTCCCCTGTTTTGCGTTCAGGTATTCATCGACGTCGGCCTTTCTGAATTGTATTCGTCCGCCTCGCTTGCCTCGGCCGGCGCCGGACGGTTTCGACCTGGGGAGAGGTTGAGGGACCTGTTTTCTTTCGACCTTTTTGAGCAGGGTCGGGACAGTAATTCCGAGCCTGTCGGCAAACTGGCTCGCGGAGATTAATTCGGAATCGGCCATAGTCAGAATATAAAAATCAACATGAATAAAACGGCAAGGATCTGGATATCGATAAATGCTCCGGCGTTTTCTGCCTGGGCCTCGACGTCTAGTTGAGGGCTCTTTCGCATGGATTGGCCTCCGTTTGCGAATCTGCTAGGTAAGCCTTGAACACAAGCTCGGCGGTGTTCCTGGCTCGAAATCTTGAAAGCAGGGAGTCGCGATAGTGCTTAATTGTTGAGGGGGAGAGAGGTTCGCCATTCTCTTTTTTGAGCCCCTTAGCGATCTCTTTCGAGGTCATTCCCTGGGATAGCATCTCCAGGACCTCGCGTAAGCGATCCGACAGCTCGTCGAGCGTAGGATCTGCAGTTGTCCGATTCTTCGACATGATTTAGCCCCTATTAACAAATCGAATTTGTGATTTTAGAGGGAAAAACAAAAATAAATCAATTTAATTTTGTTTAATGTCGGGCAGGGCGTGTGATTTCTGGAGGGAAAAGAGCGAAAAAATTTGAGCCAGATAGCAAAACCGGGCAAGGCCTGGTGCTCCTGGGCGAGAGATTGCTATCAGTTTTGGCCTGGTGGCCAGCAGCTCGGCGGGAAATCTGCTATCGGGTGGGTTAGCGGCCGCGCATTAGACGGATCACGGCGTCCTCGACTTTGCCGATTATCTCGACGCCGGGATCGTTCGCGTCGACTTTGGGGTAATTGGGGTTATAGGCGACGGCAGATCTCTCCGGTCCTTGCTTAATGAATTGGCGGCAGAGGACCTCTCCCCATTTCGGGAGGTGGATTATTCCGAGATCGTTATTTCCCGGCTCGGCCTCTGGATTGACGAGGACAATTGTTCCAGGGCGGAAGGTGTCTCCGGTGCCGGCGTTCATTGAATCGTCTGTTATTTCCAGCCAATAGGCGCCGACTTGGAGGTCCGTCGGATACCAGTAGATCGGCTCGATGTCGCTGTAATCGCCCTCAAAAGTGAGGGCCTCTCCTGGGTGCAGGACAGGCAAAAAGCGGGCTCGGATCCCGTGTCGAAAAGTGGGGCCGGCGTCCGCGATATCGTTTCGATACGGGGCTCCAACTCCAGATAGTAGCCATCCGATATTTGCGTCGAATAGGTCGCAAAGCTTCTCGATATGCTTCATCTCCGGATAATTCAGGCCCTCTACCCATCGGCGACAGGTCTCGGATCTGGTCCCGGTATGCTTTGCGAGGTCGACATTCCGTCCGCGGTTTTTCTCGCGAATAAGAGGGCTCTCGTCACACAAGCGATTGAGTCTTTCGGCAAATGCTGCCTTTGTTTCGTTTTTATTCATTAAAAGCGATTTTACTTTAGTTTTTCCTGTGTGTTCCGATCTTGTAAATAGCAAATCAAATTTGTTATTTTCGTTCGCTACTCGATGCCAATTATCCGACGGGCAGCGAATCCAAGATACCGCCTCGGCAGGGGTGGGCAAATTACCGGGGCAATTATGGGGCAAGCTACCGAAAATCACTCTATCGTCCTCTCTGATCCAGGGGCGGCGCTCGACTCTACTCCAGACCGTTTGTATTGGCTCTTGTACGATCACCAGCTCGCATATAAGCGAAATCGCTTTTATTACTGCTGGGAGTCCGCTCGGATTTATAACCAGTACAAGGGCCTCGGCAAGGATATGCTCGCCGAATATTACCGGACGCTTGCGCAAGTCCGCTCTGATCTGGCCTCCGGCCGCAAGCCTGGGGAGTCGTTTAACCAGGGCTCGAGGTATCGATAATGAGTCTGAAGGCGACGACCTGGGCTCTAAACGATGTCCATTGCGAGCCCGTGTATAAGGCGATCCTATTTGCGATCGGCGATAACGCGGACGACGACGGTTTCGGATTTCCCTCAATTCCAACAATTCGCCGCAAATCAGGTTGCGGATCTGAGAAAACGGTTCAGCGCCGGATTCAGGACCTAGAGCTTTTCGGCGTGATCATCGTGTCGCGGCGACGGGCAGGGCGGCATAAGACTCAGAATTTCTATCGACTTCGGGTCGACGTGATATTCGACCTCTCCGAGCGCCGCCATTATTGCGAGATTCAATGGGGACAAAATGTCCCCATCAATCAAATCGGCCTCGAGGAGCTTAATTCCGCCATTAGAGACAAAATGTCCCTATCGATTCGGGTCGATAGGGACAAAGCTGTGTCTCCATCGATAGGGACAAAGCTGTGTCCCCCTAACCGTAATAAAACCATAGATAGTAAAAATACAGATAAGAATAAATTATCTATTGCAAATGATGATCCGGGCAGGGCGATCGAGATATCAATCTCCTGGAGACCGTCGGCCAATTGTTTGAGCCTGCTGGAGTCGGCGGAGGGGATCGGCCCCGATGATGCGCTCGAGGATCTACCGACGTTTGTTCTCTACTGGATGGCGAGGCGGGACAACAGGAAACCGCAATCTCAATTCGACGCGCTTTTCTACAAGCACGCAAAAATCAATTACCGACGCCGGCAATCCGAGCCGGCTCCTATTCCTGGAAACTGGGCTCCGACCTCCGAGTCTGTCTCTCTGCTGATTGCTGAGGGAGTTCCCGCCAAATATATCAACAGCCTTGCGAAACAGTTTCTCATCTACTGGCGAGACCGAGGATCCGCTCGAGTCGCTTGGTCCTCGATTTTCGTTTCTTACTGTCTCGATCAATATCAATCCGAAATCTCCGCGGAGGCTACGGCATGAAAACTATCGACGTGAAAATCTTGAATCGCGCTCTCGTCTCTCCGGGCCGTCTGTCCAGGTCGGACAATGACTTTATCCAGGGAATCGATGCAAAGCGTTCGCTAAACCCGTTCGTCCGATTGAATTTTTACGAGCGACAGAGACTGAATCGGATCGGTCGAGTTTTTGATATTTATCCGGAGAGCGAGAGGGGAGACTCTTTGCCGATTGCCTCGGCAGGGCTTCCCGACGATCTCCAAAACCGCGAGCGCGAGCTCGCTCAATCACTTAGCAAAAGGGGCAAACAATGATTACTGACAGAATCAGAAAAGCGGCAGAGGCTAACAGCTCGGCGCCATTGGCGGAGGCCGGTACTCCTCCGACTGAAATTAAGCGGGAGCAATCTGCAAGGGTGGCGGCAGACGTCGAGGCCTATCTCAAGAGCGGGGGTCAGATCCATCGACTACCGGGTCCAGGGGAAACAGATGCCCGACCGAATGAAATGGTTTCGCTTTGGGCGGACTATGAGACAAACAAGCGGCGAGCTGCCGAGTCGGGGGTTTCGATATGAGTAACGGCCGAGTTGAGTCTCCCCAATTGAAAGCGAAAGAAACTGTCGAGATCGAGTACAGTGCCGACGATGTGCTGCGGATCCTCGAGATGTATTCCGCGGGCTTATATGGCCGATCCGGTTACACGAAATTCTATCTCGAAAAGCCTTTCGACAAGTTTGTCTCGAGCGCGGGTCAGGAGAGTTACTCGCTCAAGCTGCGTTCGACAAAATCAATTAATCCGCCGGCTCAGGTTGTGAAACTGGAGGCGGCTAAATGAGACAGCTCGACTTGTCGGCCTTCCATAACTGGCGCCGTAAAAATCCGGATTTGAAGGCAGGGCCGTTAACGGTCTCGCCGGATTCCAGGAGGATTGGCCGTTTCAAAATCCCTCACCGATTTGTCCGGACAAAAGATTTTCAGCAACTCCTAGCAAAAATGGCTTTCGTTCCGGTTCGGGTCGAATCTCTTTTCGCTGAGGAGGCGATCGAATATGTCGGGTTCTCTCCGATTTTTCGAGAGCTTGAGCAGTCCGAATTAACGCCGGCTTACATCTTGCTAATCAAGCCGTCGGACGACGGTGAGATCCTGGAGGTCCTGGCTAGCGAGGAGTCGAATCCGTTTTGACTCAGGAGGAAATTGAGATCATTAAGAAGGCGCTCGACGAGGAGGAAATTCTTACCGAGTTCGAGTCGCAATTTATCAACAGCCTTGCCGAGAAGCCGGAGGACTACCGGCTCTCAGTGAGGCAGATCGAGATCCTTAGCAAGATCGATCGAAAAGTATTTGATTGGTGAATTTATGGCGTCAACAGAGAGAGTCCAGGTAACTGCCGAGCTGGTTCAGTCTATCCAGGAGAGGGAGGTATTGTGCACCAGTACGGCGGCTCAGTATGGGATATCGCCGGAGCGTGCTCTCCGGTGCAGGGGTGGGGATATCGGGTGTTTCGACTGTCCCTTTCGGTTTGATCGAAAAACGTAGGCCTTATCGAAATCCGCGTCTCCTGGCTTTTGTAAAAAAATTGCCTTGTATGAGGTGCGGCAGGCAGGGCGAGACGGATCCGGCTCATTACTCGGGGCCGAGATCTCATAGCCTCGGCAAGGGCAGGGGGCAAAAAGCCGACGACGATTGCGTCGCGGCATTATGTCGAGAGTGTCACGAGATCCTCGACAGCTATGAAAACGGCTCGGATCGCTGGCTCAGATCTGAGGAGTTTTTGTTCTATGTGGTTAGGACGATGAACGTCCTCCATCGGATAGGGTTTAAATTTAAGGGGTAATGTTATGCAAAAAAAAATAAAGCTCGGGCAGGCCGTTCGGTGTGTGATAACGGGATTTCGAGGTATTGCGACCGCGAGGGTCGAATATATTAACGGGTGCACTCAATACAATGTGACTCCGAGAGTTACGGAGGACGGGAAGTATCCGGACTCAATGTATATCGATGTCCAGCAGCTCGAGGAGGATTTCGACTCCGAGTCGGTTCAGATTCCAGGGCGAGACACTGGCGGTCCTGGTGCTGCCCCTGGCGGCGGTTCAGGATTGCGGCCTCCTGAGTAAGCGGGATTAAGTTTTCTATTTTCGTAGGCAAACAATGAAAAGCAAGGACTCCAAAAAAATGCCAGTAGGTGCACCAGATCCGCTCGACCTGGAAAAAGATAAAGCCGAATTTCTCAAGTCGGGCAGGGCTGTCGAGGAGTTACCTCCGCAAGTCTTGAGGCCGCGACGTAATCGGGAGGTCCCTAAGCTTGTTCGTCCTCACGTCGCGCAATGGGAGGAGGAGGAGCTTACTAAGGCCGAGAGCCTGCTATACAAGCTCAACATATCGGGGCAGGATCCGCTCGCCATTCCAGGGACTCAGCAAACCAAGTTAACGACCTTCGATGTCTGGTCCGCGCTTGTCAGTATTCGGACTGACCAACTCGCAAGGCATCCGACCTGGGGATATATGACTGCCAAAAAAATAAAGCTGATTGTCGTAGAGCTCCAAGTCTACCGGCAATTGCTGTTAGCAGACGGAAAGAGAGATCTCGGATCGCATAGAGTTTTATTCCAGGAGCTCCTATACCTGATCATCGATAGGAAAAACTCCGAATCTTGGGAAGTCAGAAAGTCGGGGATCCTGGAGAATATTGTCCTCACGGCGATCGAGCATGTTTGTAACCCGGCGAGGTATCGCGATCTCTCGGCTCGCGCCTGGGCGAGGCAGCTCGGGCTATCAGATCATAAGGCGTGGCAAAGGTTCTGGAAAAAGCGTTACGAGGATTTCCTTAACGACCTGACCGCTCTCGATGTTTTTACGGCCGACGAGCTGGAGCGCCAACTATGAAGGATTTCCAGATCAATGAAAGCGAATTACCCGACGAGCTCGCAAAAGAGCTGCGAGGCAATGACGGGCTTAAGCTGGGGACCCTGGAGGCAATAGTCCATGAGGCCTTGTCGATCAAGGATAAGGTTAGCCTCGACGGAATGCTGATATTTGCATTCAACAGGCACGGGAAAATATACAAGCGATCGACTCTACGTTGCACTCTCAAGGACATCAAAGCGAGAGGGATTGCAACATCGAACGGCCGGGGCGTCTGGACGCTAACCGAGGCCGGGAGATCCATGCAGGGCAGAAAGCCGCCGGAGCAAAAAGAGAGTTCGGGGGGTATCTTTTGCCACTACTGCGGAGAGGAGATCGATCGGTCCGATAGGCTTGCCCGGATCGTTTGGGAAAATAAGGAATTTTGCTCAGGCAAGCACTTACGAGAATTTAAGCGGGAGCTCGATATATGACAAAGCAGGCGGCAGTAAATGTCAGTAATCAAGATATTTTTGCGGATATTGGGGCGGAGCTGGGCAGGGCTCGAAGTAAGTTCCCGTCGAATGAGGATCAGCTAGTCGCATTGGGTGAGGAGTTTGGCGAGCTCTCAAAGGCACTCTTGCAGCAAAAACACGAGCCCGACAAAGGGGTCACTCAGGAGGATATTTACGCCGAGGCTGTCCAGGTCGCCGCAATGGCGATTCGAGTTGCCTCCGAGGGCGACTCTAGCTTTCCGCACTACGATCCGGAGAGCGGTTATAGGGGTTGCGCCTGGGCAGGCTATCTCGAGCGAGATCATCTCGAATCATTCTGCCGGCCTGAGTGCGTTTTTCATGTTTGCCCGAGTCCTTGTCAATGTCGCCGCTCTGGCTGCAGCAATCAAGATCCGAATCACGACCCAAGCGAGGAAGGTTAAAAAATGGGCGAGTGTCGAGAGCCTGGGCCGATACGAATCCAGCGGCGGCGCGTTAAAGGGTGGAGAATGCCGGCCGGCGCAGTCTATGTCGGTCGCGGCACAAAATACGGAAATCCATTTAGGCCGAAACAGATCGGCCAAGCCTTTCAGCAAAAGGGATGCCCGTCTCCGATTATCGCTTTTCGGGAAAAGGCCTCGCTTGAACGATGCCTCGATCTCTATCTCGCGAGAATCTGGACTTTGTTGCAGCTCGATCCGAATTATCTCGAGGATCTTCGAGGTAAGGATCTCGCTTGCTGGTGTTCGCTCGACTCGCCTTGTCATGCTGATATTTTATTGAGGCTCGCTAACGAGCTGCCGGAGTAATTATGCCGAAATTGCCGACCGAGCAAGAATACAAGCGCCGATATCCAGGAGGAACAAATTATCCAGGGTATCGCCGGAAGTGGCTCGAGGCCGATAGCAAGCTGAGGGAAAAGGGGCGCGATCGATGCGAGGCGAAATAACGAGGATCCAGGTCGTTAATGACAGCACGAAAACAATTGCTCTCCCTGTCGATTGCTGCGGCTTTGTGGCTGTTGAGGAAAAGGTTCCGGATCCGCCGGTCCGAATTATGTTTCGAGTTCAGTGTCCAGGGTGTAAGCGGGTTAGGGTTGGCCCTCTCTCCTGGGTGGACCTGGGCAGGGCTTAGCAGTGTCGGGAATTAGTCGCGCCTCGGGCTCCCGAGTAGCTCGTGAATATTATCGATCGAGTAAGGATAGCGATTTCAGAAAGTGGCTAGCCGACAGGCAGTCGACTCGCAACTCAATACAAATCCTAAAGGCTCGAGTCGAAGCTATAGCGGCGGAGTTTGGGCTCGATTTTCCGCTTTCACCTGAAACTCGCCTCCGGATCCTCCGGCAATTGCACAAGGACGACCTCGAGCTCAACGAATATTGATAGCAGATATTGATATCCAGGATCCTCGATATCCCTCCAAACGATAGCAGTTGTCGGGACTGGCCAGCCTGGCACGAGATCGGATTGCTAGCAATTCGGCCTTTTTAATAAAACCCGCGATTTTCCTCTTGTTCCTAAACCCCAAAATCAGGCAACATTTTCCCAAGCTAGACGAGTTGTCAGTAGCGGCTCTGAAAAGCGGTTTCAGCTCTAAATCTCTCTCCTAGAGATTCGACTGTAAGAAGCAAAGGCGCCGAGGTCTGCCCCGACCTCGGCGCCTTTCTTTTTGCTCAAAATTGGAGGTTTCCCTTTGTCTTGTTTTCAGCTTGCGATCGGCATAACTCTCGAGCATGAGGGATTCTTGTCCGATGATCCTGACGACCGGGGCAGGGCTACAAAATACGGAATCTCTCTTGCCTTCCTGGAGGATCTCCAGGACGACGACGGAGACGGTTTTCTCGACGGTGATATTAATCGCGACGGCGTTGTCGATGCGCGAGACATTTACGAGTTAACTCTTGATGAAGCGATCGGGATTTATCGCTCCCGATTCTGGGAGCCTTATCGCTTTGAGGAGATTTTCGATCAGAGCGTCGCGAACAAAGCTTTCGATCTCTGTGTGAATATGGGGCCGCGACGAGCCGGCCGGGTATTCCAGCGAGCAATAAAATATTTTTTTCCTGATATCAAGGTCGACGGAATCGTCGGGCCTCGGACTCTCTGGTGTGCGAACGAATGCAATCCGGGGCAGTTGCTTGTCGAGCATAAGCACGAGGCGGCAAGAAAGTATCGCGAGCTCAATAATCCGAAATTCATTAACGGTTGGCTCAATCGAGCTTACTCATAGGCGGATCCCTGAATAATGCTTTTTCTTGGTTTGCCTGTGGAGATCTGGGTCGCGATTATCACGGCCGTATCCGGGATCCTCGTAAAGAGGCAAACGGACGTCCGGAAGTTTGAAAGACAGCTAGCCGAAAAAGAGGAGGCTCTCCAGGAGGAGAAAGACAAACAAGAGATCCTCGCAAAGTCCGAGTTTCGCAAGACTGTAATAGGACCGCTCGTCAATATCCAAAAACTTGAAAATATCGGAGTCGCGATCCGGCGCCTAATCAAAGAGACCGAGATCGATCGCGTTCTAATCCTGGTTGCTGTTAACGGCGTCGATCATCCGACGCACGCTAGTTGCATCTGGGATAAGAGGGATCCCGAGGAGGACTGGAAATATATCGACGTGCCCATCGATGACGACTATCGAGATCGGCTCAAAGAGGCGGAGAGGCGAGGATACTCGGTTCTCATAACTGACAAGATCCAGGGCACAAGAATCGGAAAGATCTACAAGGCCGAGGGGGTTCGCTATAGCGTGTGGACCTCTGTCGGAAAACGAGCGGCCTTAAAGACTCGTCAGGTCGCTTACTGTTTCTGCTCCTGGAGCACTCACCAGGATGTCGAGTTCCATGCCGAGACGCTGCAGAGGATATTAAATCTCAATGCACAGATCCGGCTAATGATGCAGGAGGCGGGGTACGCGCCATGAAACGCGAGGCTATCCTTTTTTCTCAAGATTACAGAGATATTTATTCGGCGGCTCTTTTGAGCCGGCATGTTTATCCGGAAAGGGTCGGCGGCGAGCTCGAGAGAGAGCTCGATCTCTCCGATGCCGGTATCGTCGAGGTCCGGCAGATCTCTGATCATAATAACGGCACTTTCGCGACGGCTTATGTCTCCGACGACACTGTCTTTATCTGCGTCCGAGGGACGGAGTCGCTATTGTCGTTTGCTGGCTTGAGGGATTGGCTAACAAATCTCCTCGGGTTTAAGTGGAAGTTTTACGGGATCCGCGCTCATTTTGGGTTTGGGTCTGCGGCCGCGTCTATCTTTCCGGATGTCTGTAGGGTGATAGATCTATATCGCGGCCGACGGATCGTTTTCAGTGGGCACTCGCTAGGCGGTGCGGTGGCGGCTTTGTTGTGCGTGGCAATGGTTCACGTTAGGCGCGAGGCGTGTCAGTCCGCCGATGATATTTCGCTTATAACTTTCGGTCAGCCTCGAGTAACAACTCGACGGCAGTTAAGGCTTGCCCTCCTGGGCGTGAGATATATCAGGGTTCAAAATGGATCGGACGCGATCAGCGGACTGCCTCCTCCGATCGCGTATGGTCATGCCGGGATAAATCTCTATTTTCCAAACGATGATAAGAGGCAGGGCTTTAGCGTTGTTAATCCGAGCTATCTATCTCGACTGGGCGATCGCTTGTTTACGTTTTGGGAAAGGATAGGCGATCACAGCTCCTCGGCTTTTGTTGAAAAGGCTCGGGCACTACTCGCGGCGCATTGCCCGGAGGTTGTCGAGGATCTGGCTGTAAAGCGCGCCAAAATTCTTACGAGAGGTTAATTCATGCTCCGATTCATTCTGGTTTTTTTCCTGGGGATTCTTATTTCGTCATGTTCAGCGGCATTCAAAGAGCGGATCGAGGACGGCTATCAGTTCGGCGACCTGAGCTCGGCACAGATAGAGAATCTCGAAATCTATTGCACGAGCACAGATCCGCAAGTCCGAGCCGCGGCTCGATCTGCCCTGGATCATGTGATCGGCGTTGTCGTTCCCCTGAATCCCTGCGGCTTGTGGGAGGCCCTGGAGCCAGTTTTCGGAGATTCCGAAATCCCGTCTCCAGGTATACAGCCTGGATTCAGGTCGGGATCGGGCGACCTCGCTCCTCGCTCCGTCGACGACGGATAGCGGGTCCTTTTCGAGGTTCCCCTATACGGGTGACAAGTTGCGCAAAAAACGCATTGTCCGAGGGGTCCCGATTCGGATTTATTGTTTTTATCTCCAGGGGTAACAAGTGTCCTCGGTAGGAGAGGCCAACATCCAGGAGGCCGCGGTAATCCTGGGATATAGCGTTCCCACGATTAAACGCTACATTCAACTCGGGATGCCCGTTAAATCGAAAGGCGGACGGGGTAAAGATTACGTTTTAAGCCTTCCCGACTGTGTGGCCTGGGTCGCGGATCTCAAGGTAAAGAATGCGATCGGCGACGTCGATCAGGCGACAGAGCAAGAGCTCCGCCGGCGAAAGCTGGCGGCAGAGACCAAGCTAGCCGAGCTCGAGGCGCTTAAAAAAACAGGGGAGGTTATTTATATCGATGATGCCGTCCGGATCCGGACGCACGAGGCGCTAGCTGTAAAGGCGTCGCTCCTGGCGATACCTCCTCGAATTGATCATGTTCTCGCCGGATCAAACGACCGGAAGTTTTGCAGGACAACGCTAAATGATGAAATTCTCGGAGCACTCGAGGAGCTCGCAACTCGATCTATCGACGTCGAGAGCGTTTTTCCTTCAAAGGATGGAGGAGACGAATCTAACGGCCTGGGCTCCTCCGCCAAATCTAAAGCCGAGCGAGTGGGCAGAGCAAAGCGTAAGAATACCGGAAGGAAACGCAAGGCCGGGAAAGCTTAGGTTTTACAATGCGCCGCACCAGATAGAGCCGCTCGATATGACGGCGAATCCGGATTGCCACGAGATTACTTTAATGTGGGCCGCGCAAACTGGAAAGACAAACGTATTTAATTGCGCGATCGGCTATGCCATTGATCAGAGGCCGCAAAGTCAAATTATGATGCAGCCTAGTCAGGGCGATTTAAAAACCTGGCTCGAGACTAAGTTTAATCCGACTGTCGCGGCGAATCCGTCACTCGCCTCCAAGATCGCCACGCCTCGAGGCAGAGACGGCGTTAACAATCAGCTAATGAAGTCCTATCCGGGCGGCTATCTAATGTTTTCCTGGTCTGGATCTGCCAAGACTATGCGCGGCAGATCAGCTCCTCGCATTTTAATGGACGAGATCGACGGATACGAGCCGACTCCGGAAGGGGATCCGGTCGAATTGCTGTCTCAGAGGGCGGCGACATTCGGCGAGGACAGGCTTGTCCTCAAGAGTAGCACTCCGACGAAAAAGGGATTCTCCGCGATAGAGAAAAGCTACGAGTCGGGAGATCAGCGCCGGCGCTTTGTTCCTTGCTTACATTGCGAGGAAATGCAGATTCTCAAATGGTCCGGGGTTAAGTGGGAAAAGGATCCGGAAACGGACGAGCACTTGCCGGAAACGGCTTACTATGTCTGCGAGCACTGCGGCGGGATTCTTACCGACGGCGATCGTTTGCAGATGCTCCAGCGCGGCGAGTGGCGAGCAAAAAAGCCTTTCCGGGGTCACGCCTCTTATCACTTAAACGAGCTCTATTCTACTTTCTCAAGTTTGGAGTCGATTGTTAGATCGTTTCTTTCCAAGAAAGAAAAAAACGATCTGCAGACGTTTGTAAATGTCTCCCTTGCAGAGACCTGGGAGGACGGCGGGAAGTCGGTCCCGCATGAAACGCTTTTTCTGAGGCGCCGAGAATTTCCTGCAGAGGTTCCCGCGGAGTATTGCGTTCTAACTGCGGCGGTCGATGTCCAGGACGACCGGGTCGAGATCGGTGTAGAGGCCTGGGGCGAGGGCGAGCGGAATGCTCGAATAGATCTAATAATCCTGCACGGCGATCTCAGTCAGCGGGATTTCTGGACGGAGGATGTCGAGGGCGCTTTGTCCGGCACTTATCGCCACGAGTCCGGGGTCGACCTTCGGATCGCTTGCGCGACGATAGACTCTGGCGGTCACTTTACAAATGAGGTTTACAAGTTTGTAAAGCCTAGAGAGCGGCGTCGAATTTACGCGATCAAAGGTAAAAACGGGACAGGCTATCCGATCATCAATCGGCCAAGCAGGAAAAATAAGGGGAAAGTTACTCTTTTCTCAATTGGGACAGATACGGCAAAAGAGCTAATTTTTAAGCGTTACGAGATCGAGAAGCCTGGACCGGGTTATATCGATTTTCCGATAAGGCAGTGTTTCGACGAGGAATATTTCGAGCAGCTTGTAGCCGAGAAACAGGTTACTTACTACCGAAAGGGATTTCCTGTTACGGAGTGGCGAAAAACTCGGCCTAGAAACGAGGGCCTCGACCTCTCTGTCTACAATTTGGCCGCGCTTTATATCCTTAATCCAAATTTCAAAAAACTTTCCGAGAAGCTGCAAGCGGTTGTCGAGGTTGATGACTCCGGCGAGGACGAGGGCGAGAGCTCTAGTATCGAGTCGGCATTTTCGGACCACAAGAAAAAGTCGAGGCGATCGCCTCGACGGAGAGGTTACGTTAAATCATGGCGCTAACGGTTATCAGTTTTCCGAGGCGGATCAATGTCGGGGATTCTATCGACGTTGAGGTTTCTCTCTCGAGCTATCCGGCCGGAGAAGGCTGGAGCCTGAAAATCGCGGTCGTAAATTCGACGGCGAATCAGGTTATCGAGGCAGCGGCTTCCGGCGACATCCATGTGATCTCGGTAACTTCTGCAGAATCCTCGGAGTGGGCTGTCGGTTCCTATAAGTGGATTGCGTTCGCGATAAAAGGGGATCTCCGAGAAAGGATTTCGAGCGGAGATATTGAGGTCCTGGGGGATCCGATATCTGGCGCGGTAGATATGCGCTCTCACGCCGAAAAGGTTCTCGCCTCAATTGAGGCTGTTATCGAGCAAAAGGCTACGACAGACGATCTGTCCGTAAACATCCGCGGGAAGCTGATCACTCGGTATAACCACGACGAATTGATCAGGCTCCGAAATCGGTATAGGCACGAGGTTCGGCAAGAGCGGCGAAACAGAGATAGGCGACAAGGCCAAAGCGGCGCAAATCAAAAACGGGTCCGATTCTAAATGAGTTTTATAAAAAGAGTGTTCTCCAGGATTGGTTTTAGTGGTTCTGCGGAGGCGGGTGATTCTCGATCAGTATCCAGGAGGCGAGGCTATGAGGCGGCTCAAATAGGTCGGCTAACTGCGTCCTGGACGACAACTCCAAAGCCGATTGATTCTGATATTCGGCGAGGTTTGGGAATTGCTCGAGCTCGATGCCGTGAGGCGGCGCAGAATAACGATTACGTTAAGCACTATCTGCGACTCTTAAAATCAAATGTTGTCGGGCCTGTCGGGATCCGCACGGTTCCTCAGTCTTTGTTCCCAGATGGAAAGCTCGATCTTAAAGCTAATAAGGCGATCGAGGAGGGGTTCAAGGAATGGGCAGTAACCGGGATCCCGGACGTTACAGGTTTGCACTCCTGGAGATCAATCCAGCGGATGTACCTGGAGACAATTGCAAAGGACGGAGAGTGTTTTATCCGTAGGCATAAGGGCTGGGGGCGGAATGCCTTTCGATATGCGCTTGAATTTATCGACGCGGAGGCAATCGATCGGAATCTAACTACCGATCTCGGGGACGGTCGGTGTATCAATATGGGGATCGAGCTCGATAAGTGGCGCCGGCCTGTTGCTTACTATGTGATAACCAGGAGCCCGACATCTGACGTTTATGAGTATCAAGGTCGGAGATATCTGCGTATCCCCGCGGAAGAAATGATTCACGGATTCTTGCCCGAGTCCATCTTGCAGACTCGCGGTTTCCCCTGGCTAGCCGTCTCGTTAATGCGTTCTCAGATGCTGCACGGATACGAGGAGGCCGAGCTCGTCGCTGCAAGGGTCGCGTCGGCGAAAATGGGATTTTTTGAAACAGATCCCGAAAAGGCAGGCCCGGAGGAGTACGAGGGGGACAAGGACTCCTCCGGCGCTGAGCTTGTCGACGCCGAGCCGGGGACGTTTGAGGACCTGGATCCGGGTAAAAAGTTTGTCGCTTTCGACCCGCAACATCCGTCGTCCGCATTCGATTCTTTTGTGAAAGCGAATCTCCGAGGCATGGCCTCTGGCCTGGGTGTGAGTTACCACACGATGGCAAACGATCTGAAAGGCGTCAATTACAGTTCTGGCCGGCTTGGTGCACTTGAGGATCGAGAGCTTTATAAAGAGCTCCAGACTTTTCTAATCGAAACTCTGATTCAGCCTGTCGTCATTGATGATTGGCTCCCCCTGGCCTTGCTTTCCGGCCGACTCAATATCGGCGGCACTCCTCTCAAAAGTTCCAGGCTTTCCAAATATAAGAGGATCCATTTTCAGGGGCGGCGGTGGTCCTGGGTGGATCCGAAAAAGGATCTCGAGGGATACGGTATTGCCCTCGATCGGCGACTGCAATCGCCTCAGCAAGTTATCCGCGAGCGTGGCGACGATCCCGAGGAGATTCTCGATCAGTGGGCCGAATGGGAGCGAATGAAAGCTGATCGAGGCATTAAAGAGGCGGATCCAAAGCCGCCAACGCCGGACGATACCGAGGACGAAAATCAATTAGACGACGAGGAGGGTTCCGATAATGGATCCGAAAACTAAGGCGCCGGAGGATATGGGAATCCGGAAAAAACTACTCCGACAAATTTCCGCCGAGGATCATAGTCGAGCCGTATCGATTGAGCGCGAAGCGATCGACGAAGAGGCTCGGACTGTAACTCTCGCTTTCAGTAGTGAGACTCCGGTCGAGAGATGGTTCGGAGATGAGATTCTCGATCACGATCCCAGTTCCGTTCGCCTGGAGCGTCTCCTCGACGGTGGTCCGCTCCTGGTGGATCACGATACTCGAGATCATATCGGCACAGTCGAGAAAGCCTGGGTCGATAGCGATCGAGTTTGTCGGGCTGTTGTCAGGTTCGGCAAGAGTAGTCGAGCCGAGGAGATCTGGCAGGATGTTCTCGACCTAATTCGGAAAAAAGTTTCGATCTGGTATCGAATCCACAATGCGAGACCCGAGGAGCTCGGAGAGGACGGCGAGCCTCTCAGTTACCGGGTAATCGATTGGGAGCCTTTCGAGATTTCTTTCGTGTCAGTGCCGGCGGACAACTCGGTCGGGGTTGGCCGGAGCAAAAGCGGGAAAATGCCCGATCAAGAGTTTTCAATTAACCAGGAGAGCGACAGCTCTCAAGAATCCAGAAATAGCGAGGTAGTAACAATGCCACCAATTGAAGAAAACAAGCAGGCAATCGAAAGTGCACGAGCGGCCGGCGAGCAAGCTGCGGCCGCAAGGATCGCCGAGGTTCTGCAGGCTGGCGAGCAGTACGCCGATCAAGGCGGCAATGAGGTTGCCCGGAAGGTCGTCGACGCCGGCGGAAATATTGAGGATTTCAATCGCGAAATGCTGCAGCATTCTGCTCAGTCTCGGCAAGCGACCGAGGCGGAATCTCCGGAGATCGATCTTACGGAAAAAGAGGCGCGGAATTATTCATTCGTCCGCGCCATGAATGCGCTTGCCAATCCGCAAGACAGGCGAGCTCGGGAGGCTGCGGCCTTCGAGATGGAGTGCTCCTCTGCAGCTCAAGACAAGATGCGGAAAGAAAGTCGCGGCTTTCTGGTTCCGGCAGACGTGCTCCGAATGGCCCTGGTTCAGGGGCAACGAGATCTGACTGTCGGCACAGCTACTGCCGGCGGGCATACGGTCGCTACTGACCTGATGGCAATGTCGTTTATCGAGTTGCTTCGCAATCGAGCTCGTGTGCTGCCTCGCGCAACCATGCTGAATGATCTTAACGGTAATATCGCGATCCCTCGCATGACGGGCGGAGCTACTGCGTATTGGGTCGGCGAGGGCTCAGATATCACGGAATCGCAACAGTCGTTCGATCAGGTTGCAATGTCGCCGGAAACGGTCGGCGCCTTTACCGAGTTCTCTCGAAAACTGTTGATTCAGTCATCGATTGACGTCGAGGCAATGGTTCGTCGCGACCTGGCTACCGTTCTCGCGCTCGAGCTGGATCGAGTGGCGATCAATGGCTCTGGCTCCAGCAACGAGCCGACGGGCATTCTCCAGACTGCCGGGATCGGTTCCGTCGTCGGCGGCACTAACGGCGCCGCGCCGGATTGGGATGATATCGTCGACCTGGAGACCGAGGTCGCTGTCGATAATGCAGACGTCGGAGATCTGGCCTATGTCACTAACGCGAAAGTCCGCGGCAAGCTGAAAAAGACTTTTGTCGATAGTGGCTCCAATGCCGAGCGAGTCTGGGATATCCGAGCCGGTGATACGCCGCTCAATGGTTACGCCGGGATCACGACGAATCAGGTTCCCGACGACCTGGATAAGGGCACGGCTACCGGCGTTTGCTCTGCAATTCTTTTCGGTAACTGGGCCGACCTGATTGTCGCGCTCTGGGGTGGCTTGGATATCCAGGTTAACCCTTACGCAAACGACAAAAACGGCGGCGTCCGAGTTACCGCTTTTCAGGATGCCGACGTCGCGCCGCGCCATGCTCAAAGCTTCGCGGCAATGAAAGACGCGCTTACCAGCTAACCGGAAAGGATTAGCGTAAAGGGATAAATCCGCGCCACGGATGGCGCTCTATTATCAACTCTTTCGGATAATCAATTATGAAAATCAAAGCGAAAAGGAATACTCAGGATTCAGCCGGCAAGGATATCCAGGTCGGCAAGACCTATACTGCAGGCAAGGACATCTCGGAAAGGGATGCAAAGTATCTCGTTTCAATCGGTAAAGCTTCCATTGTGAAAAGTGGCGGCGGATCCAAGAAAGACGCCGGCAACGATGCCAAGAAAGACGACGGCAACGATGCCAAGAAGGGCGAGAAATAGGGCGATAAATGTCACAGTCTAGCGCCTTCAATGCAGCGGCCGCGGAGATAATAAAGTCTCGCGGCTTGCTGTCTACTTACACTCAGAGCGAAACGACTAGCGATCCGTTTTACATTCTGATCGATCGGGATGTCGAGATCGTGGATCCAGATAGCGGGGCGTGCGCGTATGTCACTGCCGCGATTTTTGCAAAGTCTGATTTCCCCTTTGACATACCAAAGCCGGGGGATACGATTTTGCAAAGCTCGAGGAGCTGGGTTTCTCAGCGACAGATCGAAGACGACGGTTATTTGATAACGCTCGAGGTGATTTGATGTTAGCGCCTCAAATTTCGTTCGAGAATATCGACGAGATCCGGAAATCAGTAGATCCGAAAATATTTGCTCAGGCGGTTGGCTCAACAATCAGGCAGCTATCTGATAAAGCTGAGGTCCAGATAGCTCGAGCAATACAGGCTCGATATCCGATCAAAAGAGCAACGATAAGGCAGGCCGTCCAAAAGCATTACGATAACTCGGATTCATTGCCGGCGCGGATTCTCAGATATCGCGCCTCGAGGATTTCATTGCGACACTACGCAACAAAAAGCCCTCGTCCAGCCATTAAGACAACTCGCGGGATCCGGTACGGCGCAAAAGTAAAAGATCGAAAAGGGGCTCCGCCGAGGATTGTTCCGGGCGGCTTTTTCGGTACAGCAAAGAGCTCGGGGTCGAGCCAGATATTCGCTCGAGTTAGTGAAAGATCAGACTCCAAATTGAAAAAACTAACGGGGCCATCTGTCTCTCAGCTAGTGCGAGGCGAAAGCGTGCAAAACCAGGTCGCTCAATTTGTCCGAGAGAATGCGGATCAGTTGCTCGCTAAAAATCTGGATCATTTTCAAAAGCGGAGGATTGGGGTTCGATGATAGACGAGCTGATTAGTCTGGCTGAATCCAATCTCAAGAGTCCGGGAGGCTCGTTTAAATATGTTGGTAAGGCATATTCGATGCAGGCCCTCGAGGATCTGCAGGGCGAAGTCCCGGCGCTATTGTTTATTCCTGGAGAGGATTCCGGGGCGGAGTCAACTGGATCGAATCCAGTCCGGCAAATGGTTGTCCGGCGTGTACAGGCCTGGATCGTAGCCGACGCGGGTTCAATTATGACTCTATCGAACGAGGTTCGGCCGGTGCTCCTGGGGTATCGGCCTTTTTCAAATCGAAGTTATTCGCGCCTAGAGTTCGAGAGCGGTAAGCCTTTCGATATTAAGGGCGTAATGTGGTACGTCGAGACCTATCGGACACAACATCAATTAGCGCCATAAGGAGGCTATCCAGTGCACAGAAAGGGCGGATCTTATGAGGTCGTCGAAGGCAAGCGGAAACCGATAAGCGCCGCTCGCCGGGACGAAATCATATTCGGAAAAAAGCCGTCGACGGACGAAAAGTCAGTCGGCAAAAAGTCACGAAAGACTGATCGAGGAGAGGACTAACTATGTTTCTCGGTGAACATTATTTACTAGCCAAGCAGGAGGGCACTCCCTATACAGAGGAGGCTCCGGCCGGCGCTAATGCGATCGAGGCATACGATATCAATATCGATCCTCTGGTCGGAAACTCACAGAATCGAAACCGCGTCGCTCGAGGATTTCACGGCGCCGGCGAGGAGATCCAGCTCGAGCAATGGGTCAATATTCGATTCAAGGTTGCTATCAGCAATTCCGGTGCCGCCGGCACTGCTCCGGCTTACGGCGTTCTCCTGGCTGCGTGTTTTATGTCAGAGACGATTGTAGCTACTACGAGCGTTGCCTACGAGCCGGCCGTCACGAATGCGCCTTGCACTATCTACTATGATATCGGCAACGGTTCCAGCACTACGCGGCACAAAATTATCGGCTGTGGTGGCTCGGTGAGCATGGTCGAGCAAAACGGTCAGGTCGGGTATCTGGAGTTCAATCTTACCGGATACTATACGCGTCCAGGAGAGGCGAGCGAGATCACTCCGGATCTGACCTCTTTCAATGAGGGATTGGTATTCGACGACGATAATATCGATACTTTTACCCTGGGCGGCTACGCGGCGAAAGTCGTAAATCTTTCCGTGAATTTCGGGCCTCAGATTGCGCCGCACAATATCAAGGGTAACAAGAAAATCGATTTCGCCGGACGAGACGTCCGAGGCTCGATGACTGTCCTCGCCGAGGAGCTGGACACGAAAAACTATTTCCAGCTTGCCGAATCGTTAAACGGCGCCACGACCGGAGCTCTATCTCTGGTCAAGGGTGCGACGGCCGGCTCTATTGAGACTCTCGCCGCGAGCAAAGTCCAGGCTCATAATATTCGGCAATCGAGTATTGATGGGCTCCTCGCCTACGACATGGATCTGATCTTTATTCCGTCAAGTGGCGACGACGAGTTCTCCTGGACTCTGACTTAGGTCAGTATCTCGGGGATCCCGGCGGCAGTGTCTGTCCGAGCACTGCCGCCGGCCTTTCTAATCGGACTGATAGCAATCTGTTGCGGTGGCCAGCTCCAGGAGAGCGATATTTGATAGCGTTCGGATGGAGATCCGCACCAGGTTAATTCGCTAAATGCAATCAAAACCAAGCAATCGGACTAAATTATGATTTTAAAAGGACAGCGAAAGGCTCTCGAAATTCCTGTAACACTGGTGATCCCTGCGGATCCTGTTGAGGGTTCTGCGGAGTCGGAGATCAGGTTTCACTTATTTGTCAGAAACTACGGAATCTCCAAGCGGCAAGAGTTTCAGCAATATTTTCATGCCGACAAAAAGAAACGCGATATTCAAGATATCGACGATATCGAATTTGTGCGGGAGCACTGCCTCGGATGGAAGGGGATCCAGGACGCCGACTCTAACGAGGTTGAGTTTTCCTCGGAAAATATCCCTCTCGTGCTCGACGATCCGGATTATCGAAAAGCGATTGTTCTCGCCATTATCAGAACAATTATTCTCGGCGACGAAGGTCTTGCAAAGGCCGTCGAGGGAAACTGATCGGGGCCGGTCTCTATTGGGCGAGAGATAGCTATAAACGGCCGAGAAAAACTGAGGCGGAAAAAGGCGCCTCTAAAATCAAGTTCAAGCGTAAGAAAAAGATCTCAACGGAGATCGATAGCTATTACGTTTGGTCAGAAAATTGGGAGGCCTGGGAGATATTCCAGCAGCTCTCAGATCAATGGAATGTGGTCTCCCTTTCTGCCGGTTTAGGCAGGGCCGACATATTCTGGCAATCATTCAGGATTGAGTCTCTCCGGGGCTACCTGGATCTAATGATCGATGATCCTCCGGACAGGCGGATCTTGTTTAAGAAAATCTTACTCATAGCTCGAGGCGCGAAAGCGGGATTAAATGGCGGATCGAAAAATACAAACGACGCTAGTCATTCGAGGCGATAGCCGGAATGCCGTTCGCGAGCTCAATGTAACTGAGAAAGAGCTCGAGAAGCTGATCGGCCGTCAAAAGCAAGGCGTCGGGGTCGCGAAGCAACTTGCGGCCGGCTATGGGAACATAATCGGAAAACTCGATCTCTACGCCAAGATCGGCGGGACAATTGCGGTCGCTGCGACGGGTGCGATTGTAAAGTCTCAGCTTGAGCTAATCGATTCGATCGGGAAAACGGCCGACGCAATTGGTATTCAGACTGAGGCCTTGATCGGTTATCGTCACGCCGCGAATATTACCGGCGTCTCGAATCAAAAGCTCGACGACTCTCTTAAGAAAATGATTAAGAATGTCGGCGACGCGAGTAACGGGTTCGGTCAGGCGAAAACCGTCCTCGAGGGTCTCGGTCTTGCCAATGAGGAGTTTTTTAATCTCCAGCCTGCAGAGCAATTCGAGTTCCTCGCGGATAAGATTAGCGGCCTTGAGACTGCTCAAAAGAAAGCCTCCGCGGCTCAGGCGATATTCGGTCGGGCCGGCCTGGATCTAGTTAATACGCTTAATCTCGGCAGCGACGGTCTTGCGGAGCTGTCCAGGCAAACGGAGATCGCCGGGACTGCTCTTTCTCGCTTAGAGGTCGCAAAGGTTGAGCAGGCAAACGACGCAATCGCGACAGCTAAGCTCCAGGCGACCGGATTCGCTCAACAGATAACCGTCCAGGTCGCGCCGGTGATCAAGGATCTCGCGGATCGGATGTTTAATGTCGCCGAGGAAACTGACGGCGTCGGATCCGCGGCGGAGAAGTCGTTCGACTTTGTTGTAAAGGGTGTCGGCGTTATGGCCGACGGGATCCACGGCGTTCGGGTTATTGTGAAGGGTCTCGAGACAGCTTTCGCCGGCGTTGCTTCGACTGCTGTCCAGGGTTTCGGGTTGATCATTGAGGGCTATACCGAGCTCGCGGATCTGATTCCCGGAATCGATATTGAATACGGCGACACGGCGTTCGGCCGGCTTGAGGAGTCGGTCGCTCGCAATTTTCGGGTTACTCGGGAGGAGCTTGAGGATCTTCTCAACGAGGAGATCCCGTCAACGGCTCTTGAAAACTATATCGAGGGCGTTCAGAGGAAGTCGACAGAATCCGCTCAGGCTGTCGTCGATTCTCAACTAGAGGTTATCCATGTTAGCGAGGACCTGGAGGATCAGCTCGACGACGTAGACGACTCTGCGGACGATGTCCGGGAGACGATTAAGAAAATTGAGCGCGAGGCAGATCCTTTAGCTGATTCTTATGAGGAGGCCCTCACAAGGATAGATCAATCTTTCGTTGCTTTGTGGCGCTCTGCAGGAGACGGAGTCGATTCCTTTGTTGATTCGGCAAAGGATACGATCGCGGATTTTCTTGCGGAGATTGCCCATCAATCCACGACTCAGCCCCTTTTACTTAATCTGGGGTTTGTGGGGCAGGGCGGCGGATTGACGATTCCAGGATCCGGAGGATCTGCAGGCGCTTTTTCATCTACTCCGCTCGCTGGTCTTTTGGGTCTAGGCGGTGGTGTTCCTGGTCTTGCCAATCTGGTTAGTAATAGCTCCCTCCATGCTGGAAACGCGCTCTATAACCTGGGGCTCGATGGCCTGGGGGATATTGCGATCGAGAGATCATTCCAGGCGACTAACTGGAGCACGACAGATCTACTCAAGGATGCCGGTTTAAATGCTGTTGGCGGCGTCGCTGGCAGTTTTGTCGGTAGCGAGCTCGGCGGCGCATTATTCGGGAAAACTGCCGAAAGCAATATCGGCTCGACAGTCCTCGGAGCGGCCGGCAGCTTGTTCGGTCCCTGGGGAACATTCATCGGATCCGCGATCGGATCCGCGATCGATGCGGCTACCGGGGGAGACGGGAAAAAGGACGTTAAAGCCGGATTCCTGGTCAATCCCGCGGCGAATACTGCAAATAATTTCAGGGTCGATCCTTTTGCCTCCGGCTATGCCCCTATCGGATTCGCTGAGCGGGTTTCTACGGATGTTGCTAATCAGGTTATAGATCAGTTTCGAGTCGCGGATTCGATATTTACTCAGCTATCCCGCTCGGCCGGCTTGAGCTTCAATTTCTCGGGAGCAAACTTTAACGGCCTCGATGCGCGAGCGAATCCCGGATCCTCTGGGCTCTTTTTTGGCCTGGCCGGCGAAAATGGTCTCGGTGATCAGGATCTCGCGTCTCAGGTTGCAAACTTTTTGCTACAAGAGATCAATGCAGTCGCTGATCAGCTAGATCCGAGCGTCCTTGAGGCGGTTAATTCAGCGGCGAAAGATGCGGACTCTATACTCCGGGCCTATGCGAAAGCCCTCGAGGATGTCGCTAAGGAGACCGAGGGCGCCGAGGATGCCGAGGGAGATCTCCAGGGCGCGAGAGCCGAGCAGATTGATCAGGTCCGCAAGCTGGCGAGTCAGCTTGCGTCGCAAATGCAGGACCTCGACTCTCTGGGAGCGTTGTCGATCAGTGGCTCCTATTCGTCTGAGCTGCAGAGGATCTCAGATCTCCGGGATCTCTATATCCAGGAGGCCGAGGAGCAGGAGCGTCTCGAGCGAGAGTTACACGATCAAAGGGTAGAGAATTATCGCGAATCAATAGATCTGGCTCGCGATCTCGGAAGGTTTACCGAGGATCTGCTTACGGGCGATCTATCTCCGCTTAAAGGCCCGGAAAAATTGGGCGAGGCTAAGGATCAATTTTATTCGCTAGCGTCTCGTGCGGCGGCTGGTGATTTTGAGGCCGGTAGTGAGTTAACTGGGGCGGCGAATACTTACCTCCGTTTGGCTCGTGATTATTACGCTAGCTCGCCTGAATATACGGCTATTTTTGAGGCGGTGCAGTCTCGGCTCGGTTCGGTTCAGGGTGTCCTCGGCAGTGTCTCCGATCCTGGTGCTTTCGATGGGTCGGCTAATGAAATACTGAGACAGCGCCTGCAGTCGCTCGAGGAGGAGCTCCAGGAGCTGAATCAGACGGCTCAGGTCGATATTGTTCAGCAGCTAATGTCGCTGAATCTTGCGTTTTCTGAATTGCCAGAAGATCTCGCCTCAGCGTTGAGCGGAGTTCTCGATCAAAGCCTAATGGCGGCGATCCAGGCAGGGCGAGAGGTTGCTACGTCTGGCGGAGTTGGTGGCGAGCGTACAGATACGAGCCGGCCTGTTAACGACTTCGAGCTTTCAGGTTTCTTAACTGGGGTCCTTGATTCTGGCGCCTCTGAGCGAGATCAGGTTAGCGCGATTGTAACGTCGGCAGTTGCGAATAATGTTAGCTCCGAGCAATTGGCTCGGGCTTACAACAGCTATATCGATCCAGGGGCCGGGGTCACTGCGGCGGACGTGAATGAGATAGCGGCTCGATTCGGGTTCGAAACTTTTGCTGATGGCGGAATAACAGACCGTCCGGCCATTTTTGGTGAGGCAGGGCTCGAGGCTGCGGTTCCTCTTAAAAACGGCTCTATTCCGGTCGAGCTCCGCGGCGCCGGTGATCGTCAGTTAATGCAGAGGCTTGGAGAGATTTCCGCAACATGGCGCGGACTTGAGGGCCGGCTCGAAAATATTGAGCACGCAATCCGCCATTCGTCTGAGGTTATTTCCGGGGCGGTATATGGCAATGCCGATAGCGTTGTAAATGCCATTGAAACCGAAAGCGCGATCAAATCTCGAGCGGCCTAATTGATAGCAAATCGAGGTCTCCAGGATCCTCGATCGATGCTTATCTGATAGCTAATTGTTTAAGGCCTTAACCAGGTGCAAAGGTAAATAGATAGCAATGTCTAAGACGCAAGCGGAAAAAGAGGCGTTTTTAAGGTCTACGGATCGGAAAGTGATTCTAATCGAGCTCCAATATCACGACGGGACCTCAAGTCAGACGGAATATTTTGCAAATGCAACATTCTGGAGCCGGCCGGGAGATGCGATCTCAAATCAAACTTATGATGATGCGATCATCCAGTTGCCGAGGATCACGGAGAGAATCGACGACGACGCAAGTTTCGGCTCGCTTACGATCTTTAATCACTCCGATTACTCTGACTGGCTGAGCTATTCCTTTGACGGTTGGCCGATTAAGATTTTGATCGGCTCGGCTGATTGGAGCCGCGACGACTTTTTCGAAATCTTTAACGGTATTACCGGGGGGATCGGAGCTCCCAGTTCCGACCGATTAGCGATTCGATTTTTTGATAAGCGGGAAAAGCTTCGGGTCGATTTTCAGAGAGATAATTTTTACGACGACGGCACTCCCTATCCGGTCTGCATTGGCCCGGTATTCAATGGGACTGCAAGAATGATCGACAAAGCGACCTATAAGTTCCGGTATCACGAAAACGGCAATCTTACTGTGGCTAATGTTCGGGATCATGGCGTCGATCTGGGGTCAGCATTTACCGATAACGGCGACGGGACCTTTACGCTCAGCTCTGCCCCGGTAGATTCGAACGGAGCAAATATAACTTTTGATGTCACGACAGGCGAGACAGACGGCACGATCGACAAAATTCTCGAGTTCCTGGTTCTGAGGAGCGACTTAACGGCTAGTGACATAGACTCGGTCAGCCTTTCTGCCTTCTCGAGCTCCGCGATCCTGGCTCGATATGTGGATCAAAGGACGTCGATTCAAAGCCTGATCCGTGAGGCTGAAAGGTCAGTTAATGCAAGGGCGCGATTTAATCTCGAGGGAAAGCTCGAGCTAGTAAAAAGATTTGAAATCCCGTCGTCTCAGGTTCTCGATTTTGACGAGGACGACATGATTAATCGGGGGCTCAGGCTGAGGAGATCGATCAAGCCTCTCCCCCTGGTGAGGTTTTCATATGCCCGAAACGAAACCGTTCAGAATCCTGGCGACTTAGCCGGCGCCGTCTCCGATAGCGATCGGGAAATCTATACCTCGCCGTATCAGGTTGTATCGACGAGTAACGCCGGCGTCTCTACTGTGTTCCCTGAGACGGAGCCCGAGCTCCTTGTAGAGACATGGCATACTCAAGAGGCTGAGGCTCAGTCTGAGTGCGATCATCTCGCGGCGTTCTATTCTGAAAAGCGTTCAGAGTTTGTAGGCGAATTTATTGCCTCGCCTTTTTTGTTATCGGTCGGAGATGGCGCGAGCCTGGAGATCGATAAGCTCGGGTTTGGGGCAGGCAAGGATATTGTAATCACTGGAAAGCGGCTTCGATTGGATAGCCGTAGGACGGAGCTCGAGTTTATCGTATGAGTACGAATCTGCGAATTATTGCAATTAACGACTTTGATTCAGCCTCTATATCTGTCTCTCCTGCAGTGGTAACGAGCGGCAAATTTGCCGCGGACAATGTCCAGGACGAGCGGCGCTCCAGGGCTCTCAGGTCTACCAGTACGGCCGATCAAGTTATTACAGGATCCTGGAGCGAGGACGTTCTGATATCGGGCGTGATTATTGGGCAGCACAATTGCTCGTCGGGTGCGACTGGCAGGGTCCAGCTTTACTCAGACGAGGCGGCGACAGTCGAAGTCCTGGACACTCGGGTCGACGGAGCAGATTTCGATATGCTTTATAAAAAGAGCCTCGGGTCTCTTGATTTTGGTATCACTCCGCTAGGGGATCAGATATCAGATTACGACTTTAATAATACTCCGGTCTGGGTTACTCCGACAAAATGCCGAGCGGTAAAAATCACAATATCAGATTCGGATAACGAGGACGGATATATCCAGGTCGGCCGAATAATTGCCGGCCGATATATCACTCCGCAAGTAAATATGGATCTCGGATATTTATTGACTCCGGTCGATGAGAGCACGCAATCGAGGACGGCTGGGTCGACTTTGCACTCTGAGCTCGGGGCTCGATATCAGAGGATCCGATTCAAACTTTCATGGTTAGCCGAGGGGGATCGAGAAAGATTTACTCGAGAGATGCGTCGCGTCGGGAAGGTGTCTCAGGTCTATCTATCGCTATTCCCGACCCTGTCCTCGGCAGAGGAGATCGATCATCAAATGATCGCAAAGCTTGTTAGCGATCCAGGATACGTCGGCGGGAATCAAACTTTTACTGATACGACTTACACTTTTTCGGAGGCCTGATCGTGGCTCAAAATGCGCTAAATGATATTTCTTTCAATGAGAACGATACCGACTACGTCCAGAAATTGTCGGACCTTGCTGAATATGTCCAGACTCACGCGACGGAAATTGCTCTCGCGGTTAGTGGGCTATCTCCGCAAGGTGGGCACGATGCGAGCGGCGGATCTTATCCTGGATCTCCGAGTGCTAATCAGTCCTGGATCATAACTGTCGCCGGTACTCTGGGAGGGGACCCGCTTTCTCCTGGTGATGTTATTATCTATACAGGCTCCGGATGGGTGCACAGAAAGGTAATCCCGGCAAATCTCGAGCAAGATACAAGTCCGCAATTAGGAGGCGTGCTAGATCCAAACGGCCACGCCTACAATGATCAGTATAATTCTCTGAGCTCGTCGGGTGGGACAACTACAATCGATTGCGCGACGGGAAACGCTTTCTCGACGACTCTCACAGAAAATACAACTCTTGCTTTTTCTAATGTCCCGGCTTCCGGGAAAGCATATTTCGGGGTAATTGAGATTATCCAGGACGCAAGCGCCTCCGGTTTTACTTTTTCCTTTCCCGCGGGTGCTGATTGGGCGGCGGCTACGGCTGTTACTCTTACCTCGACTGCTAGCGCGAAAGACGTCCTCGGATTTTTTACGCGAGATGGCGGGACTACTTGGAATTTCTTTACGTTAGGGCAGGGCCTGGGTTAATGAGTGGTGCAAACAAACAGCTCTTGTCGGCTGCAGGTGGCGGAGATCCTTTATACGTCGAGGACGTTTTCTCTCAATTCCTTTACGATGGAAACGGCAGCACGCAATCGGTTAACAATGGCCTAGATATTAGCGGTGAAGATGGCTTGGTCTGGATAAAAAACAGGGATCAGGCGACCTCTCATGTTCTGATTGATTCTATTCGAGGGGCTGGCGAGTTTCTCGCTTCTCATGCTGCCTCAGCCGAGACGACCGACGCGGACACGATAACGGCTTTTTCTGATTCTGGCTTTGATCTGGGGGCAGATGCAAAGGTAAATCAAAATAACGAAAAGTATGCGTCCTGGGCATTCCGCAAGCAGACAAAGTTTTTCGACATTGTTACTTATACGGGAAGCGGCGGGGTAGACCCGGTGCCTCATAATTTGGGCTGCGTTCCGGGCTGCATCATAGTTAAGCGGCTTGATTCTAGCGAAAATTGGGCTGTTTATCATCGCTCGGCAAGCGGTGATCTCAGTCTGAATTCGAACGCGGCGGCCGGCGGGTTCCTGGGTTTTCAATCGGTCGATGCTAGTGAGTTTCTTTGTTATAACAACTCTAAAACCGATGCTTCTGGCGGGTCTTATGTTGCGTATCTTTTTGCGCATAATGAGTCAGATTTCGGATCATATTCTGATGAGAGCATTATTTATTGTGGCAGCTTTTCGACCGACGGCTCTGGATATGCTGCGGTTTCTCTCGGTTGGGAGCCGCAATTTTTGTTGGCAAAAACTGACGACGTCTCGGGACACTGGTCAATAAGAGATGTAAATAGAGGGTTTGATCTGGACGGGGCGCTTATCCCTATATATGCGAGCCTGAGCGCGGCTGAGAGTAATTCCGCGGGCAGCTATGGGCACGTTACTGCCGATGGTTTTGAGGTAAACACATTGGGCGCGAATGCGGATTATATTTTTATTGCTATTCGTAGGCCAATGAAACCGCCGGAATCTGCCTCCGAGGTTTACTACGCGCAAAGCGGGGGAGTAGGGAATCCAGGGGAGCTCAATTCGCCATTTAATCCGGACTTTGTATTGTATAAATACAGCATAACAAGTGCCTCCGGGCATTGGGCGAGCTATCGACTCCTCGGCTCAAACTATAGACTTGACCCGACTGGTCCTGGCCAGCGCTCCAGCTATTCGACCTCTTTAGAGTGGAATGATAGACAGAACGGTGTCTACGGCACTTTTTTTCAGAGCGCGTATGATCCATTGCTCGGAATAGCTTTAAGGAGGGCTCCCGAATTTTTTGACGTGGTGGCTTATGATGGGACAGGTTCGGCTCGGACAATTCCTCATAACCTGGCAGCAGTGCCGGAGCTGATGATTTGCAAATGCTGGACGGGCGGGACTGGTTATTGGTCAATCTATCATGCTGGCAATACCGCCGAGCCAGAAACAGAGTATCTAGAATTTGACTCAGGAGCTACGAGCGATCATGTTTCGCACTGGAACGACACGCCTCCAACGTCAACAGTTTTTACCGTAGGCACTCATACGAGCGTAAATGATGCCTCTCGACGATATCTAGCCTTACTTTTTGCTAGCGTTCCTGGGGTTTCAAAGGTTGGAAGTTATACGGGGACTGGGGCCGATCTAACTATCGACTGCGGCTTTACCTCGGGGGCGGCTTTAGTGCTTATCAAGCGAGTGGACTCTACAGGGGATTGGTATCTTTGGACTGCGGCTCGGGGAATTGCTGCAGGCAACGACAGTTATTTTTTGATGAACACTACCGCCGCGGAAGTGTCCACAAATGATTATATCGATCCTGATTCATCTGGTTTTATTGTCACGTCCTCGGCTCCGGCGGCGCTTAATACCTTGGGCGGAGAATACGTTTTTTTGTCAATAGCGGCTTAATTGTTATGAGTAATTTTCGAGATAGAGATACAGGCGAGATAAAAACTCGCCTTCAATGTGCGCAGCAATTTAACGGAGCATTGCCTCGGGTATGGAAGGCGGCAACATTCGACGCCTTGAACGTCGATCCGGTTCTGCCGGTTCCCAAGCCTCAGCCCTCTGCCCCAAATAAAACCGTGGTCGACGCCGGCGCGGAGAAAAATAACCTCGGGCAATGGGTGACAAAATGGGAGGAGGTCGATCGCTTCCAGGGGCAGCAAGACGAGCTCGAATATATCTCGCTGCAGAAAGATATATTCCGGAGTGCGATTCGCTCCCTCGCCTCTGAAAAGCGCGACGGCGGCATTGTGTTCGATGGCCTGGAGATCTCGACGACAGCGTCCGCTAGATCTCTGCTTATTGGGGGGCGGCAGAATCCGAAATCGACTCGAAAGATCGTTACAAAGGGCGGGAGGATGGAGATCTCGCAAGCGGCATTCGAGGCCGTTAACGTGGCCGTCTCCGAGTATATTCAGGACGTGATCGATCGCGAATATGATCTCCTCGAGGCGGTGGACGCTCTGCAGGATCTCGAGGCGGTTGCGGCCTTCGATTACCTGGGCGGATGGCCTTCCAGGATTATTAATAGCCAGCCCTGATCTGATAGCAATCTGCAGCGGTGGCCAGATCCAGGAAGTGTTGATTTGCAATCATACTGATCCGGATCCGCACCAGGTGCCGGAATCGATTGCTATCAAATCCCCGCTAGAATTGTAGGAGATTTCCGGGTATCTTACAGTCCCGATTTAAAGGGGATAATAAAAATGAAACGGCAGGCAGTAAAAGGCGATTTTGTATTCGTGAGCCTTTTCCGTAGTAAGATCGTAGCAATCCAGGCGGACGGCAGGATTCTTGATAGGGATCGCTCGGGGCAGGGCAAATGCTCGAGCAAAGTGTCGTCCGACTACACTCTATCCCCTATGAAGCCCCGTTTTATGGGCGTCATGAGCCTCAGTCGAAAGACTTAAAATCCCTCGGTGGAAACACCGTGCCGGTTCGATTCCGGCTCCGGGCACCATTCCAATCCCAGCATTTCGAAGTCAACTAACTCCCGGTGGGCACCAGCCCGGATGGGTGAGGCGAGCGTTTTACGCAAAGCATCGCTTTGCGCGAGCCGAACGACGCCAATCTGTGATTGGCGGCTGGGGGAATTGGTAGACGCATGGGCTTACAATCCCTCGGTGGAAACACCGTGCCGGTTCGATTCCGGCTCCGGGCACCATTTCATACCATACCTCAGGCATCCAAATTCTCAAGCCACTGAGAGAGTGGTAACCACAAGCCTATAAGGCCGCACTCTTGGTCAAATCTGCATGCTCAGTATCTCAGCTAGTTTGCAATGCGGTACCCGGAAATTCAGTGAATTAGAGATTTAGGCTCGCTTGAAATCGAGCAAGTTCAAAATTCTAAACGAGCACGAGTCGTAATTTTGGTCAAAAACTAATCAGATAAAAAATAATACTTCCTGTATTAGATAGATAACCGTTAAACTGACGGGCAGCCAATAAACCAAATGAGCTCGCTCTATATATAATTGTTATGTCTCTAGGGTAGGTATGGCGAAGACTGCAAAATTAAAGACGTTCAAAGTCTGCAGCAAGTGCTCAACAGAGAACGCTAAGAATGCCAAGAAATGCAAATCTTGCGGCAAAGAGCGCTTTGAACCCAATTGGGTAAAAGCGCACCGACCACTTAATAGGCAATTTAGCGTTCAAATCACCGAATCAAATCCGGAATTCGGCGACGTTGCACAGCGCATTACACTGAGCAAATGGTGGCCTGGAGGTCGAGCCACATTCCATTTCCCCAAAGCTGGGCAATGGGAGCAAGTTACTGACATCATAAATAACGACTTAGGCCCTAAACTCGGTTGGTCCAATACACAGAAACTAGTAGAGTCGGCTACCAAAAAAGGTGCAAGCGCAAAGTCTCGCAAAGAGAGCATCGCTAAAATCGCTGAAGACCATCCTGAATTTCTGAAAGAACTGGTTGCTGCTGTAAATCCTGATAATTTCTCGAAAGTTGAATTTAACGATTTGCTTGAAACTTTCGGCCAAATTAGCGACGTGCTGACAAACGCGAATGCTGGATTTCGAGAAGCTTATCTAGCAATTGTAAAAAAAATGCCCAAGCAGAAACAAAGGGCTCTTGAAGACTTGGCGCTACTTCTCGAAGGTTGGTCTCTAAACGTTGTTACGAATGTCGCTCAGCAAGTTCAATCTCGGCTTGAGACTATCGATCTATTCGAAACTCAAATAGAAGATCCTCGAACATTTGAGATAATTGGGGACAAATCAATTCATCGCATACTTGAGCGGGCTATGTGGCTCGTAAACGAAGAGTATTGGCTGATGCACTCCAATAGGACGCTTCGTGTCCAAATTGGTGACGAACTCACTAAGAAAGATAAGAAAAAGTATGGCAATAAACGGCCAGATTTTGTTTGCGGAACAATCGATAAACGGCTAATTATTCTAGAGCTAAAAAGACCCGGCCATAAACTTGATATTGAAGATATGAATCAACTTGAAACATATCTTGCTGTTGCCAAAAAATACTTCAAGGCAACTTCAGCGCGAGGTTATCTAGTAGGCTCATCTATTGATGATGAGCTGGAACGGAGACTGGAATTTAGGCGAGGCTCCGATATTCTTCTGTACGCCAATGTAATTGAGTCCACCAAGAAGCGATATCACGAGTTTCTAAAATCACTCGAAGAATAGTTAAGTGCAATCGAGACATAACAAACAGTTCAATTAAGGACAAACTGCTGCGCAGTTTGCCCATTAACAAGGGCGTTAGCATTCTCGATACTTTAAAATCATGAGTTCCGAAAGAGACCTTACAGGCATAAATTTTTTTATCTGCTCAACGTATGTAGATCTGAGACACTACAGAGAGGCTGTGATAAATATTCTCAAAAGTCATGCGGCAGTAATAAACTCACAAGAATTTTTTGGCGCAAGATCACAAGAACCATTAGATACTTGCCTAGAAGAATTAGAAAGATCACAAGTATTCATCCTAATCCTAGGCCCCAGGTTGGGCTCTATCCATGAGGAAACTGGCAAGTCTTTTATCGAATGTGAGTACTATAAAGCGACTGAGCTAGGTATACCAAGATTTGCTTACATATTGGATGATGAGCATCCTTTTCCTACAAAGCATGTATCAAAAGGAGAGGACGCTGAACAGCTAAGAAGATTTATAGAGTCAGTCCGCCGTGAACTTACTATTGACAAGTTCACGACTGCCGAAGATTTATCCAAGAAAGTGTTTGATGACTTACTAAGAGAGCTTCCTAAGCATGAATTTAAGCTAGGAGATGTAGAAGAGGAATTTAGAGATAGCCCTGTAGAACTACTCAAAAAGTTCTGCGCCCTACCAAAGTTATTTCAAGGGCGGAATGTTATACTAAAAGGTAAATTTGGAAGTTATACACGAGCCACGGAGAATGAGTGTGATGCATTTTCCTATAGAAATGGATCTGCTATCCGCAGAGAATTCACACCTAGCGATAAGGATATAGCAAGACTTTTAGATAGCAGGCTCAAAAGGATATATGCGGAAGAAAATGAAGCTCTAGAACTTATTGAGTTACCTGAAGATAGGGAGTTGGAAATCATAGTGAAAACAATTCAAGGATCATATTCAACTAAGAAATTCATCTATGGTGATAGAGAGCCCAATCTATATGGAATGATTGGCTATGATTCTGACAAAGTGATTGTCAATTATGATACAGAAAACCATCTAATTTATGGCTTAGAATTTGTAGAAGCCGAAAGCTAA